GTATATGCTTCCTTATGTAAGTATTCAGAAAGTCTTGGATAAAGAACTCCTGATTCTAACTTCATAGTAGCGGGGGAAGGTTTACTATTATCATACTGAGGTCTCCCATGTATAATATTCCCATCCGTATAAACAACCATCCTCCTTGATGATTCTAAAGCAGAGGCAACACCCTTAGCTGCAATACTACTTTCCCAATTGCCACCAGAATTAATAACAGCGGCCGCATTAACACCCGTAAATGCATCAGGTATATCATTCCAATTAAACCCTGCACTCCTAGCTCCGGATTGCATAAATGCAATCATGGCGCCCGTAGCAGCTAATCTATTAGTATTTAACTTATTAGGATCTTTCAAAAAATTAAAAGTAGAAAAGGTATATGAAGTACCACCA